CGCCTGCTTTTCTTCATCAGCGATGGCAACTTCAAGGCGGTTATTTGCCATAATAGAAGTTATAACACCATCTATGCGCTTGCTGGTCTTGTTAGTATCCGGCTTAATCGGCTTAATATTTCCGTTTGCATCCGGTTTAACAGTCGTACAACTTACCATCCATGCCATAACCGGATTGTTATCAATAATGATGCCCTCTGCAACCGCCTGCTCCCAGGCTTTCGAGGGCTCGCTCATTCCTATAATAGACTGGCTGAACTCAACACAATTAAACTCCGCCTCTAAGCCCTGAATTAAATGCTCTGCAAGGTTTCTATCATAGGCAATCTCTTCTATTTCATATTTTTTTGCATCCTCGCATATCTGATTGTACATAAAAGAAAAATCCTGAGTATCTCCCGGAGTGGCTTTGATATAGCCTTCTCTTATCCATTGGCGGATGCGATAAGAGTCTTGTTTCATCTTTGCATCTATCTGGCCTTCAGGAATATAAAAATAATGCTTTGCATAGCGCTTGCCATTTCCGATGTCGAAATACCAGGTTAAAGCAGTAAAATCCAAGCGCTTCGAGAGGTCGATACCTCCCCAGCAGCGAAGCTTGTCGAGCTTCTTTTCAGAAAATTTCTGATAGCACTTGCTCCATCTTTGCTCGGTAATCCATGCCTCTGCAATGTTCATCCATTCGTTTAAGTTCTTAGTTCGGAAAGCAGTTTCTTTTGTAGAAGACAGCAGAGCCTCGCGATATGCGGCCCGCATCGCATCCAGCTCAACAGAGATTCCCAGATTCGGATTCGCCTTATACCAGTTCTGTTCTATTTTCCAGTCGTCGCCTTTGTCGAGTTCATAAATAATGCAAAAATATTCCTCATTCTCATAACCATCCGCACCGGAAAGCAGCTTTTTGCAATTCTCGTATTCTTCAAAGCATGGAGCATTGCGATTGTTTCCGGCTGTTGTAATAATAAACATAAGAGGCTGTTGTCTCGCCCTCATACCTGTATCAATTACATCCAGAAGCTCTGTTGTTTTATGCGCATGATATTCATCAATAATGGCACATGATGGATTTAAACCATCGAGAGTGTTTGAATCAGAAGCAAGCGGCTTCATTGAGCCATCGGCACAAGTAAGCGAGTGGGCGAGTGGCTTAATATATTTTTTCAGGTCCTTGCTATATTGTACTGTTTTTTTTGCATCATCAAAAACAATCCGCGCCTGGTCCTTTTTTGTAGCTGCAGAATAAACCTCCGCGCCCGGCTCAGTAATAAGATCATAAAGTGATACACCTGCAGCAAGGAAGGATTTTCCGTTTTTTCTCGCTACCTGAATATAAGCTTTTCGGAATCTGCGCTTTCCGTTATCTATTCGGCGCCATCCGTATAATGATGCAATGATAAACTGTTGCCATGGCTCCGGCTTCAACTTCTGGCCGGCGAGCTTTCCCTTTGTATGGACCAGTAAAGAAAAAAATATAATTGCGCTCTGGGCTTTCTTCTGGTCGAAATAATAGGGAAAAGTTCCGGCTTTACTTTTCTTCATGTCCGAAACATGGCGCTTAACTGCAAGCTTTACCATTCTGCAGACCGGCACCTTCCCGGATGTAACTTCGCGGATATACTCTAAATAAGTGAACTTAAATTTCTCTGCCATTGTTTTTGTTCTTATTTTTCTACACCGATTTCACTATCTGAAAGTGTGATTGTAAGTTCCTTGCAGCTTTTAATTTCTGTATTAAACTGCTCTTTAGAAAGCGAGACAGAGCCCACAAACTGATTATCTTCATCAAACCAGGCTCCCTCGAAATATTTATTTCTATCCATAGGCGATATAGTTCCGATGTAAGTATCAATAGAGCTTTCTTCTATTCCTTCATCATTTTTCCATGTTGTTTGTACTCTTAATAAATATAATTTTTTCTTTGCCTTCATTTTATCCATCCTCCGACATATTTCCCTGTTTTTAAATTCTTCTTTTGTACGAAAGTATGACAATTAAAATCCTGATCCAGCCGGTAACATCTTCCAATTATGCCATAATAGTCTCTATACAATGGAGTAAATACTGGCAGCTGAGCCATTGCTTCATACCGCCATTTTTTACGCATCTTTTCTTCTTCAGTTTCCGGATATTCCAGATCAAGCTCTAACTGCATTTTTCCTCCGAAAGTTTTATAAGTGCCTGCTTGTGTTCTTCTGCCATAGTTTTTTTTCCTTAATCTTTAGACTGTCGATTTTATCTGCAACTTTAAGGTATTTTTCCGTAGAGACAAACTTACCACTATTTAGACTGTCGATTTTTTCTGCAACTTCAAGATATTTTTCCGTAGAGATAAACTTACCACTATAAAGAAACTCTGAAATAGTTGTTACTTGACTGCAACGATAATCAAGCTCTTTTACTGCGTCTGGTCTTTCTGAAAAAAACATCTTCAAAAGTCTTGTAAAAAGTTTCACACTCTTTTACCCATACATCAAGAGTATCTATCAACCGTTTCTTTTCTTCCTTTGTCATAGTTTTACCCCTCAAATTCCCATTCATCCTTGCAATTAATACAATCGCAACCTGTCAAATCACATTTAGCATCATAGCATCCGCCAGTATTGACATGGTATAAATGTTTGCAATTTCCACCGCACTTCATTTCCTCTATCTGCTCTTCAAGTTCAGATAAGTTCTTGCAGATAATCTCGAATCCCTGTTGCAGTATTGGGTCTTTAAGTGCCATACTTATTTTGTTTTTCATTTCGTCTTTAGTCATTTTTCCTCCGCTTTTTTTAGCCATAAATCTACCTTAATGCCATTCATTGTTAATAAAATTATGATCTCGACCACATCCAGGCTTGTACGTTATAAAAATTCTATTCTCATCCAGGATTAAAACTGGCTCGTAATAGAAAGTTTTTCCGAACAGGTCCTCTGTTGTTCCGATGAAGAAAACCGTTGAACCGTCAGCCTCTTTTCCGACAATTTCTAACTCTCGGTTAAAAAATCCCTTCAGGTCGGTTTTCTCTCCTTTGTTTATATAAGCCTCTCCGCACATTTTTCTCTATTCCTCATCGAACAACTCAGGACTCTTGTACCAGTCGGCACCGAAACGCTTTACAATTACACTAAAGTCTTTGACGTCATAATCACGCAACTTGAATTCGCCTTCTTTTTCCTTTGGTGTGATTTTCAATAACTGCTGAAACAATAAAACTCTGATTCTTTTTGCATCAAAGAAGGAAGTGTTCGGCGAGAAAACTGTTATCATAAACATTGCTTCTGTGGCCCATTTGAACTTTTCCGGAACTTCCTCACAATCAGCAAAAACCGGAATCCTGTCTTTCTTTTTGCACTTGTCGCTTCTGAGGCATACAACTCCAACCTTTCCAGCTTTCAAATAAATCAGTTCCGGCTCGACTGCAATCAAGTCATTAACGATAATTTCCAGCTGTTCATCTCTGATAAAATCCTGTTCTTCCATTATTCTTTTTCCTCCGTATATTTTCCTTCAACAACCATCCGAAAAATAAGGTCGCTGTCGGTTTTTACCTGTCTCATATCTTTCTGCATCTCTTTCTGATACAGCTGCATTTCTGCAAGGCTCTGTCTCATGCTGTCATTGTTCTGTCTCATTATCATTAAATCGTGATAACAACCAGCAACAACAAAGCCCGCAATTGCCAGAAGCAGAAGATTAACGAAAATAAATATCACGAAAACATTATTTTTCATCACCATTTATCCCGCCGAAAGTTTCCAGAAACTTGTCGCAAACTGCAACACACTGAACTGCTTCTTCAGCAAGAGCAAGCGCCGCCTCTCTTGCCTGGTAAATATCTGTATTACATAAAATATTGACTTTTAAGCCCTTCCAGATGTTCTCAAAATGAGATTCTAAAATCTCTAAACTATCTGCCGCTTCTTCTTTTTCTTCCTTCAGAATTGCATAGGCTTCATGTCCGGAGTTATAAACCGCGCCATGTTCTTTGACAATATTCTGCAGCTCATAACAAACCGCTTGCTTAATAGATCTCTCGCTTTTTCTGCTATCATATTTCCTCCCACGCAAAATATAACTTTTTACTTGAAATAACATACCCGGCAAGTCTGACTCTCAAACTCTTGCCTTGTTCTGGTAATCATTCCGGCTTCGCATAACTCATAACCGTTTTCGCATGGATCAAAAATCATGCCGGTAAAATATTTCTCTTCATTCTGTGGATTAACATATCCGAGCCATCTCTCACCTTTGACGGTGTAGGGCTTGCCATCCAGTTCGATGTCATAATCCTTTACATCTGCACTCGCAAACATGAACTATCCTCCGTTTTTCATTAGTTCATCAAAGAAGTCGTTTTCATCTTTTTCTTTCGGCTTCACTCTCATTCGTGTTCGGGCTTCTGGTGAAACTCCGAACTTCATCATTATCTTGTGGAATCTGTTCATGTGTGCTGTATACACATCCAGCAGATTCATCTGTTTTATTTTGTCGAGGTTACTCAGATACTCTCCATAACTGGCGTAACCATTCACTTTTTCGAGACAGTCCTGAGCAATGTCGTAACTGATAAAAGCATCCTTCAGGATGATTGCATCAACTACCGACACCAGCCCGGCTGACAGCATCGCTGGAACCATCTCTTCCCATTTCTCTGCAGCTCGCTTTGAAAGGTCTATCGGAGCCGGAAGCTTTTCCAGCGGCTCAATTGATATTCCGCGCCCGGCGTGCCTGGAAGGCTTATAAGTTCCATTAGCAATATGCTCATCTACGCTTTTCGGTGCTCTCCCCATTTTTTAACCCCACCATTTCGTTAATAACCCCTTCGGGCACTCCGTTCTTATACTTTTCTTTCAGAGCGGCAATCCGCTCTTTTGTGTTCGTGTAACGTTTTCCGGAATATCTCATATTCCCGTGATTTCGTGTCTTTGTGTAAACATTCCGGTATAAATCTCTGTATTGTTCCGCGCCTATACGGTCCCGCAGCTCAATAAAATCCGGATCAAAACACTTGCGCCCCATGATGCCACACTCTCTGTATTTTTCTTATTTTTTTACCCC